AGACGTAAATCGTTTAATTTTATCTTTGTACTGAAGTTTCCATCTATGAGGACATCCTCTAAATATGGACATCTGAGAATATGATATATTCTTTTGATATGCATAATTAATAAGTGGTGGAGGATTATTTCTAATCTCCTTTACTATTTTAGGTAATTTTTTTGCCAAACTATTTTTTCCATTTATCTCGACCTACTAGAAGACCGATTATCCCATAATTAGCAATGTCAATAAAAGTATCTTCCATTCCTTCTCCTTTAACAAAATTTTTACCATTTACTAATAGATTTTTTAGACGTGATATTTTATCAGTTAATCTAATACATAACCCAGTTAGTGAAAATTGTTTATCATCGCTATTATTAACAATATCTCCACCTAAAGCAATGTTATTTAATCCATAATCCATATGTTTAGCTGCAAACATGGCATACATTTCTTTTTGAATTTGCTTAAATTCTTTAGATAGTTCTGGGTATTCTTTTTCAAATACTTTAATTGTTAATTTTTCTGAAACTCCTGATTTGGCATTCATGATTTCTCTATCGCTCATAACTTTTTCTATTTTTTGTTTTGCGTCAATACTAAATTGTTTTGCATTATTACCAAAATGACCTACATTTTCCTCTAAATATTTTGATATTGAACTACCCATTTAGCAATCCTTTAGTATTAAAATATTTGGCTAAAGTTGATAATCTATCATCAGCATCAACCAACATAATAAGTGCTTCTTCAGCATTTTTATAGAAATCTTCTGTGGAATGGTCTCCTATACCAACTGATTTGTTACCCAATAACTCAAGTGATAACATAGCTTTTGCTTTATCTGCTTGTGCAGATGTTTTTAACATATCGTATAATTTGCTCATTTTAATAATTTTTTTATTTCTTTAGTTTCTAATCCTCTGTTAGTTAATATACGACTAATTTCTGTGGTAGCCAATATATTTATATATTCTTTTGATTCTTTACTTGAACATTGAAAATAATCTTTAATATGGTCTATTAAATCCTTATTAGGTTGTTTTACTTTAGATTTAACATATTTACTCCATTTATTATTTTTAGGAATAAATTCTCGATATATGTTATAAATCATTCTTTTTTCCTGCGGAGGAAAATCCTGAACATAATTTACAATTTCTAAATAATTGGGATTCATAGATAAAAATCTATGTACCATATAACTATTCCAAACCTCCCAATCTTTATCTGTAAAAGATTCAACTGGGGGTTTGGTGTTATTAATTGCTTTTAACCAATCAAAGATATTTTTCATTAAATAAGCTCATCTTTTAATTCTTCCCTTAAATCTTTAGGAACTGAACTTTCAAGTATTTTTCCTGTTTTTAAATCATAAAATACAGGGATTGGTAATAAGGCATCTTCATCAGTACCTGTTATAAATTTAGATACTGTACGTAATACTACTCCTTGTTGGAATACACTTCCACCTTCTGAATTTTTTACCTCTGATGTGTTTTTTAAATCAATAGGTGGACCTTGTTGTTGTTGCTGTTGCATAGTTATTTATTATTTAATATTTGTTGAATTAACGACATTGTATTTATTTCCTTGTCGATACGGAAATTTGATTTGTATTGATGTTCATTTATTAAAATGGCTACTGTACCTTCTTTATTTGGAAGATATTCAGATGCTCTTTCATATAATGCTTTAAATAACTCATCAAAGTCATCTATATTAGCATCTGCTATAATTTGACGTATGTCATTATAACAATCTATTTTATTATGTTTAGACCCCTCTAATAAAGCATTAATTACTTTATCTATATAATTTGATGATACTAATATTGATTGATCTAGTTTAAGATATAAATCGTTTGCACCACCATCTATAGTTGATAATTGTATAGTATTAATACATTTACGTAAATCAGGATAATATTGATTAACTAAAGGTACTAAATCATTTATATCATGTTCAATATGCTCTTGTTGTAATATCCAATTTAAATGTTTAGCAACATCTTTTTTGGTTGGAGGTACAATTTTAAGTACTTGACATCTAGATTGTAAAGGATCAATGATACGCTCTACAAAATTACAAGTCATAATAAACCTTGTCGTACGTGAGAAAGTTTCAATAATATTACGGAGTGAAGCCTGCGCTTGTATAGTAAGAAAATCAGCTTCATCCAAAATGACCACTTTAAGTGGTTTAAAAGAAGCAACGCTCGCAAATCCTTGTACTTTATCACGAATCGTTTCAATACCTCTTTCATCAGAGGCGTTAATATAAAGATGATCGCAATCAAGGTTTTGAACACAAAGTTTTGCCAAAGTAGTTTTTCCTGTACCAGCGGGTCCATAAAATATTAAATTTAAAATATCATTCTGTTCTAAATATTTAGATATTGATTTTTTAATATTTTCATTACCAACATAATTCTCTAACTTAGATGGTCTATATTTTTCTACTAATAAACTATTCTCCGTACTCACCATATATTGAATATTTCTTTACTGGTTCAGGTATTACTTCTGTTTCTTTAGAATCAATTGCGTATAAATTACTCTTTAAGGGTTCTAATTTATAACTACCTTTAAAACCTGTTTTAACCATATATGCTTCTAAACAATCAGTTAATGTTTTGTGTACAGGACCATCGGGTTCATTTGCAACTAATCTCCATTTATCGCCCGGAGGAACTCTCCGAGCGATTAGGATATTTTTTTCTTCAATCTTTATAGCCATAATATACGAAACTATTTTGACTCAGCCACAGATGCCTTTTTATAATCTGTGATTACTCGTTTAATAGCTTGTGCTGCTTTTCTAGCTCGTCCTTGACTTGCTTTAGTAGTTCCTACGTGTTCTGCTGCTAAGATATTGAAGTTCTCTTCAATAATCTCAAAAATTTCTTGTTTTGTCATTCTTTTTATTTATTTATTAATTATTAATTTACATTCCCATACCCATCATTGGGTCCATAGGTGTTTGTTTATTATCCTCACTCGGTTCATTTACAACAGTACATTCTGTTAATAAAACAGTACCCGCAACTGAAGCTGCATTTTGTAATGCTGTTCTTGCTACCTTAGTTGGATCAATAATACCGTCTTCTTTCATATTAACTATTTCATTAGTTTTAATATTATAACCAGCCCACACATCATTACCTGAATTACATAATTGGTCTGCTAATATCTGTCCTTTAACATTATCAAACCCTGCATTAACTAAGATTTGGTTAAATGGTTTAGCACAAGCTTCTATTACAATAGCTGCCCCTGTTGTTTTAGCATCTATACCTGAAGATGCATATAATAATGCTACTCCACCACCAGGTACTATACCTTCTTCAATAGCTGCTTTTGTTGCATGTAGTGCATCATCAACCCTATCTTTTTTCTCTCTCATTTCAGTTTCAGTATTTCCACCTACATGGATAATAGCTACTCCTCCTGTGAATTTAGCCAATCTTTCTTGAAGTTTTTCTGTTTCAAACGGTGTTGTTGCTTGTCCGACTTGTTGTTGTAGTTCTTCAATACGTGCTTCAATTTCCTTAATTCCTCCTTTTCCATCTACAATGGTTGTTTGTTCTTTTTCTATTGTTACTGTTCTTGCTTCTCCAAACCAATCCCAACTAAATTTATCAAGCTTCATTCCTTTTTGTTTATCAAGAACAATTCCTCCTGTTGTTATGGCAATATCTTCTAAAGCTAATTTTCTTCTATCTCCAAAATCAGGTGCTTTAACAGCACATACTTTCATTGTACCCCTCATTTTATTAACTATTAGGGTTGCTAAAGCTTCATTATCAATATCCTCAGCAATAATTAAAAGAGATCTAGCTTGGGCTGATACTGCTTCTAATACGGGGAGTAGTTCTTTTACTTGGGTTAATTTTTGATCTGCTATTAGAATAAGGGGATTGTCTAAAGTTGATGTCATTGTAGTGTTATTAGTAACAAAATATGGTGACTTATAACCTCTATCAAACTGTAACCCTTCAACAGTCTCTAAGTATGTTTCACCAGTACGTGATTCTTCTATATGAACAACTCCTTCCATTCCTACTTTATCAATTGCGGTAGCAATTAATTTTCCAGTTTCTGGGTCATTATTTGCTGATATTGTAGCAATTTGTTCTAATTGTTCTTCTCCAGAAATATCTTCTGATATTTTGCTTCTAAGATTATCTACTATTTGTTTAACCGTAGAATCAATATCCCTTTTAATTTGCACTGCACTTTCGTTATTATTTAAGGCATTTAATCCCGCTTTTACCATTTCACGAGCTAATAAAGTAGATGTAGTTGTACCATCACCTGCTTTTTCAGCTGTTTTTATAGCAGCTTGTTTAACTAACTGTACTCCTAATTCTTGTTCAGGATCTGAAAGTGATATTGATTTTGCAACTGTAACTCCATCCTTTGTAGATTGAGGTACTCCTTGTTCATTTGCTATTACTACATTTCTACCATTTGGTCCTAATGTTGATACCACAGCATCTGCTAATACATCAATTCCTTTTACTAAATTTTCTCGGGCTGTTGAGCCTAATGTTACTTGTTTACTCATTCGTTAAATCTTTAATTTCTTCTTTAGTTAAATTTTCTTTTGTGTCATCTAATAGTTCATCTATACTAGTTGATTTATTTATTTTTGCAAGGATTTGATTTTCAGGCCCTACATAATATTCTTCCCCATTATAAGGTAGTTTGGTAAACCCTTGGGTGGGTAAAACTACTTTTTCTCCAACTTCTAAGGTTGTAGGAATAAAATCCCCAGTTAAAGTTGATTGCCCAGGACCTACTGAGACTATAATACCTGTTTCATTTTTTTCTTTTCCTAAGTCGGGGACAATAATATTTCCAACAGTAGTTTCTTCTGATTCTATTGGTTTTACAATAACAGCGTTAAATAGCGCTTCTAATTCCATCTGTATAATTTTTAATGTTAGTACTTATTTTTGTATATTT